TTGCTCCTCGCTCCAGTGCCTCAATGACGGGACCGTTGTGCCAAGCAGTATTCCCATCAACAAGGCGGAAACCCCCGATAAGGTCGTCTTCATCAGTTTCAATGGTAATGTTTACACGGATTAGTTCACGCTTAAGTTGAGCACACGCTTGCTCCACACTGAACGTTTTACCATTACCCGACAGACCCGTAATGAACGTTGGATAAAAAAGACGGGACTGAATAATTTTTTTAATATCGTTAAAATTACCAAACTTGACGAAGGTATCATCTTTATCAGGAATGAGGTTTTGTTCCACAGCGGGGATGGCAGCAGGTGCTTGAAAAGTACGTTCGATTTCTTCTACTTTTTGTTGTGTCACTTCAAGATTCCATTTGCCACGAGAAGTTTTATATTGAGAAAGTTTGTTAGTCACCGTTTGATAATTAGTATCATTCATTGCACACCAAGCACGAATATCACCAGAAGTGACACTGTTGCCATAAAGTGCTTGAAGTGAAGTACGAATGTAATCGGTGGAGACGGACATGATTAAGTGGTTTGTTTCAACTGAAGTTATTATAGGGCAAAAAGAGGGGGGGTCTGAACCCCCCTGTGTCAGTTTGCCAACTGGTTCTTAAGACTTTCAAAGTAATCTTTTTTGGCAATCTTTCCTTTATATCCAGGATAATATTTTTCAACAAGTTTAGGCAAACCCATTGCTGCAATAGATCCAATTTCAGTCACCCAAATTTCTTTGGTATCAAATTTAATAACATGCTCGTAAGGAAATTTAGTCTTCATAATTAATTTTATTTTCAATAATAGAATGACATTCTACCATAAATTGATGAAATGTTTTACCTGAGTAATTAAAAGAATCGTTCAACTTTGCCATCTGAACGCCTGTTTTTGAATTTCTCTCCCCCATTCCCAACTTTTTATAAATTCTACCTCTTTGTTCTGCCCCCTCCTCATCACTTCTCTTTCTTTTCTTTCCAGTAGAACTGATTGCAGTAGGAGTATTTGTAGCAACTCCTTTTTTCTCTTTCATCTTAGATGCAACATCCTTTAGAGCACCAACAAATGCTCTAGCTTTCTGTCCAGGTTCTTTAATGCTTCTTTTTGGAGAACCTACAGTAATATCATGAACCTCAGAATCTTTTTTAGCTCCAGTTTTATGAAACTGTTTTTTTAATTCTTTGGCATCAACTTTTTCACCCTCTTTATGTTTTTGTTTTGCAGTATGAGCAGCATAATCTCCAGGAGACTTATGAGTTCTTACCCAAACAGGAACATCCTTTCCACTCTTTTCTACTTTTGGATCTTGAATGGGACCCTTTTTTCTAAATCCAGCTCTTGCAACATCTTTTCTTGCAGCACCTTCAGATCCAGGAATTGGCATAGTGCCAGATTTCCCAGATCCTTTCATTTTCATTAATGTTCTCTCATCAAGGATTTCTTCCTGAAAGTGCATCTTTATAAGTTCTTTTTATGTATTTAGACTACAAGAGAAATAAACTCTCCAAGAACTTTTTTGTTTAGTTTTTTAGTTTTGAGAGATTTTACAAAAGCAGACTTGATTTGCGCTTTGGTTGCACATTCATGAACATCAAACTCAGTATCCTGAGAAAGCGCAGTTGCAGACATTCCAAAGTAAGCATCATATCCAGATTTAGTAATAGTAAAACTCTTCAGTTTTTTCCAATCATTCTGAATTTTATCATATTCCTTACTATAGTTTTCATGATACATGTTTACAAAACGTCCGAAGTTACGACCTTCAAGAACACGAATCCCAATAAAATTCATAGAAGAAAACTTATCTTTCAAGTTCCGAAGAAGAACATCAGTAAAATTATGATATCCATAATCAAACATGTAAGTTGTTCCAATCTTTCGATCCCTAAGAAATGTATTCTGAGGATAGACACTAGCAATGCCCAGATAAGGTTCTTTCTCCCAACGACGATTAACTTCCCTATGATAAGCAAGTTGATTTGCTTCACCATCAGTCAGAACAATACACTGAACCTTTTGCAGTTTATTTTCTTTCTGAAACTTAGGAAGAATTTGGTGAAGAGTGATTAGTGCTTCATTTAGTGGGGTTCCAGACAGACACAAACGATTAGGATATGTGTAAGGGCATCGATAGGTATCACTAAAGCAATAGGCAAGACGCCAAATATTAAGCATTTGATTTTCCAATTCTTTACCAGAAACTTTACTGGTAAGAATATTCATCATAGAAAATGTCTCATCTACACAAAGCAAACTTTCCCTTTTCTGATAATGGGGAGTACGATCTGCCGCAAAATACTTTCCAGTTTCATAATCATACTCACCACGCCTCCACTCATTAGTGAAAGCATAAACCTCAAAGGGAATGGAAACTTTCTTACAGAACCAAACAAGGTTGAAGAGTTGCTTACAAGTATCAAGCATCACATCGGACATAGAACCGCTCCAATCCAATACAAACACAAGTCCATGATTCTTACCATCAGGAATCACAGAAACTTTCTTAAAAAGGTCCTCATTGTATTTGTATGTATGCAGGCGAGTAGTATCAAGAACACCTGTACGAGCAGTAGAGGAGCGGGCATACTGATCTGCTGCTTTACGGCACTCAAATTCTTTCACCAGATAATTGACTTCTTTCTGAGCAGAAGATTTAAATTTTTTAAATTCAATGTCAGTCTCTTTATAGAGATCTGTAGGAACAATTCCTCTTTCCTCTGCAGTATTATTTTGGATTTTTTGCTGATGAGCAAATGAGTCATTAATATCTTTATGAATATCAAAATTCATTCCAATAACCGTATCAAGATTTACCTGAGGAACTTCCACATAAACATTATCATATCCACCCTCCTTTACAAGATCACGAATCTTATCTTGCAAAGAATCTGCGGTACGAACTTCTGGTTCATCCTCTTTACCTACAGAATTTACTTGAGTTTGATCACCATGAGCAGTTCCACCATAAGAAGTGTCAGATTCTAGAGGTTGAGAGTTGTCACTATTCCCCTCTTGCTCAGAAGAAGAGTCATTGCTCTCCACAGATTCATTTCCAGAAGACTCAGAATTTCCTTGAGTTTCTTGATAATCAAGGTCGGAAACTTTTTGTTGCTCCTGTTCTTTCTTACAGTACTTATAAAGTTCTTCTGCCGCAATCAGAGTATCTGCAAAAGTTTCAGACGCATCAATCAAATTAATGATTTCTTTCTCTTCTACATTAAAATTAAGAGGAATAAAATTCCCAATCTTAAAGTAAAGATTTACACGGTCGGCAAGATTAAAAGTAGAAATATTCTCATCAGCAATCTGAAAGAAATCATCTTCATTCAGTTCTTTATATCCATTGAAAAAAGTCTTTGCAAGACCAGCATATTTACGCTTCATCAGTTTCTCAATACGAGCATCCTCAACAACGTTTACAAACTGTGCAGGAACTTTTACATTTTCCGTCCAGTCCTCATCGGGAGTGAAGAGTGCATGTCCAACCTCGTGACCCACCAGAAGGTCATAGACGGTGTTGCTTGCCTTATCCCACATTGGCAGGGTCAGCACACGAGTATGAACGTTAAAGCAGGCAGTCTCCACCTTCTTGTGCTCAACCACAAGGTCTTCGGTGGCAAGAAGTTTAGCAAGTTGGGACTTGATTTCGTGGCGGACGGTCATAGGTTTGATTCGTATGAACTCATGATACAAAAAAAGAGGGTGGTTAAACCCTCTGATGTGCCAGTTTAAAAAGTGGACTCAAACTCCTTTTACAGGCATTCCTGGTTTTGAAAGTATTTTATTATTAAGTTCTATCCCCTTTCTTTTCTGTGCATTTGTTTTTGGACCCTTATTAACAAACTTCTCAAAATCATCTAGAGGATCTTCAGCATTATATCCAAAAGTTGCATGTTTTTCAACAATACTCTGCTTCCACTCTCCACTCATATTTGCCATAATAGCAAGTGCTGCCTTGTTGGTATCTGCGTAACCTTCGGCAACTAGATGCTCAAGAATATGGTCGAAGAGGTCGGTTTCTACTTCTTCTTTGTTGAGTTCTGCAGCTCTCCTTTTTGCTTTGTTTCCTGCACCCCTATCTCTATTTGCTCCCTGAGTGTCTGCCCAATAATCCTTATTTCTTCTATTCATTTCACCACCAACACTACGTTCTTCTGGAGGAGCACTTCTTCCACCACGTTTTCTCATTGATCCAAATTTAGGATCTAATGCTTCATCAAGTTCACAAACCTGATTATAAGCTTCTTGAAGGGCACGAAGTTCTTGCGAGTTCATTTTACAACTACTTTTTAGATATTTATAAAATAAGAAGCGTCCCCGTGTTGGAGACGCTTCTTGAGTGCTTGGCGACGTGCCTTTGCTTGTCGGAGTGCTTGCGGTTTTAGTTTCCGCTTTTGCTCCTTCTTGGAATGATGGTAGCGGTTGGGGACTTGCATTAGTCTTGTGCTGATGTGGACATCATACGTGAAAAACCTTTGACTTTCTCGAACCTTATGACACTTTCAAATTTGTCATGCAGTTCAGACTTATGAGAAATGACAAATATATTAGCATCCTTAATAACATAACGTATAATTTTAAGAAACTCTTCAGTTCCATATCCATCCAAAGAAGAATCAAAAACTTCATCCATAATCAAAAGATTTGTATTGGTTGAATTTTTAAACTTTGCAACTTCTCTCCAGGTAAAAAGAAGTGCTAAGTCAATTCTTTGCTTTTCTCCCTCACTAAAAGAACTATAAGAAAAGTCTTCATGAATTGGAGATTGAATGGTTTCGTTAAACTCTTCATCCAGAGTAAAGTTGATGTAAAAATCCATCATCTGAAGATATCTATTAACTTGTTTATTAATTAGTGGTAGATACTTTTTGATGATTTTTGTTTTTACTCCTCCATCTTTTAAAAGACTATATGAAAAATCGTAGTAATTAATTAATTCTTTTTTTGATGCGAGATCATCAAATACTTTTTGAAGATCTTTTTTAAAGGATTCTAACTTCTCATGTTCAGAATTTCGGTTTGCAAGGTTCTCGGTAAGAACTTGAATTTCATGTTCAAGTTTTCGGATTTGTCTCTGTAATCCGTTAATCTTAATATTGTTTTGAGAAATGCCATTCGTTAATTTTGAAATCTCCTTAGAAAGAGTAGTGAATTGACGCTCTCGCTCCTCTTCCTCTTTAATTGCCTCCTCCAGTTCTTTATAACCAGATTGCAACTCCTTTGCTTTAGATTGAGCGTCGTTAATTCTATTTATTCTGAAAACCTCCTCGATAGACTGGGTACAGGTGGGGCATACCGTATTCTCAGTGAAGAACTTATGTTCTTTAGTAATTGTCGATACCTTCTGAGAGATTTTACCCTTTAGATTTCCCAACTTACGAAGTTTTTCTGCGTACCCAACCAGATTGTCTTGCTTTCTAATGTACTCACGAAGAGGTTCTTCTGTAGAAGAGTTTTCTTCAATCAAGTATTCAACTTCTTCCGACAAAGACTTGATAGAAACGTTTTTGTCGTCAATATCCTTCTTACCTCTATTTTCAAGTTCTTCAATAAAACTTTGCTGCATCTGAACTTTATCTTTTACCGACTCTTTCTTCAATTCAAATGTTCTAATCTCTTCCTTTGAAGACCGAATTTTTTCTTTGATAATGCTGTTCATTGAAGAAAAAATCTTAATATCTAAAAGATCTTCAATAACTTCTCTACGGTTTGATGCAGTAAGTTGCATGAAAGGAACAAAATTACTGCTGCCAAGAATTACAATCTGAGTAAATGACCTGTAATTCATTTTCAAAACAGTTTGTTCAAACCATTTCTGCTGATCAACAGATGAAGCGTTTTGATCTATGAGAGAATCATTCTTGTATATCTCAAAAATATTTGGTTTGATTCCTCTACGTACTTTCCATTTAGTTTTGCCAATTGTAAATTCAATTTCAACTAAGCAATCTTTTTCATTGGTAGAATTTACAAGTTGAGGTTTATTGATACCCCTAAAAGACTTACTAAAAAGAACGAATGTTAGTGCATCGAGAACAGTACTTTTTCCTGCTCCATTCGATCCGATAATTAAAGTAGTTGTATTTTTCTGAAAATTAACTTCTGTAAATTGATTGCCAGTAGAAAGAAAATTTTTCCAACGAATTTTTTCAAATAAAATCATGTTCTTCTATGTCATCAGGAGGTATAATAATATCGTCTGGAGTAATTACGGCATATTGGTAATCATGAGATTCACATGCTTTAAGTATCAGATCATCATCAACTTCAATAACATGCATTTCTGGGTAACTTCTATCCTCAAGCATCATTGCGAATCTTGCGGCGTCATCCTCTTCTTGGAAGATATAAAGAACTTGTTCTCCATCTTCATTGGTGACGGAATAAGCTCCCTCTTCTTCTTTACCATCTACCGTAATTATAAACATGTTTATACCATTTCGCAAGCTTCTTGATAAATTTCTCGAATAAGTCTTTGGACTATAGATTTGTCCAAATTAATTTCAGACTCTGTAATATATCTATCTAGAATTGAAATGGTATTTTCGGATTCAAATGCTTCAAATTCTTCAGATTCTTGAATTTGGAAATTTTCAACTACTTTTAATTCGAAAACATTTGAAGAATATAATTTATCAATAAACTTTTCAAAATTTTTTTGACTTGTTTTCTTTCTTACAATAACTCTAACTATTTTATTTTCATATTCTCGTGCATCAAAAGTTTGATGGGGAGTATCTTCATAATAAATGTTATAAAACATTCTGTATGGATTATCAATTGAAACGTGATCTAAAGTTTCGGTATCAAATATTGTAAATCCTCTAGAATCATTAACATCATTCCAATATATTTCGTATGGATTACCTAGATAGAAAATTTTTCCATCATCCGATCTAGTGTGATAGTGTCCAGAGAAAACACGGTAGAACTTCTCAAATAATTTACTGTCCATACCATCTTCCATAATGTGCCCTTTATGAGCTCTAAATCCGTTGAGCTCAAGGTGCCCCATCACACACTTGCAAGTTGTATTTTTAACAAGTTTAGTAGTCTCTTCCTCATTCTCTTGATTAATCCATGGTAAAAGTAAAATATCTAACCCACCAACATTAATTTGTGTTGCTTTATCATAAGTTTTAATATTATCAAATGATTTTAACAGAAGACTTGGAGAATTTACGTTGTTGGTATTCTTATAATAACAATCATGATTTCCAACAATCATATGAACATCATATTTTTTGAGTGGTTCAAAAACTACACGCTTTGCCCACTCTAAACTTTGATAATCTATTGACTTGCGGCTATCAAAAGCATCTCCCATGTGTATTACAGTAGTAATACCTTCTTTTTCTAATGTAGGAAAAAATACATTAGCGTAAAACTGCTCAAAATAGTCATGAAAAAGTTTTGATCCCTTTCTACAACCGTAGTGGGTATCTGTAATAATTGCGACTTTCATTCAGTAGCGAAGTTTGGTGTATACGTTATCCTTAATAGAATTATATTCGCTATGGGTCATTCCGTCAATACCACTGTCATCAAAGAAAACTTCATCATAACCCGTTCTTTCTAAGATTTTATTTTTAATCTCTAACTGCTTCTTTTCTCTTTGGATTCTCCTCAGAAATGCGTAGTGAATAATCTGAGTGAAATAAGCAAAAGGATTTTGTGATTTCTCGGGATTAAAATTGTGAATGTATTGAACACAGTTTTCAATGCCATCGGAAATCATATCATCCTTAAACATGTAATTGACAAAATTTGGTTTAAATGATAGATGAGTTGCAATTTTTAAAAAACACTCTCCAATATAATTGGTAATTTGAGGTTTTGTATCCCAATGTTTGGAACGGTCATCTTTTGTAGGTATTCTACCATACTTTTGAATAAAGGTCCTTTCTACCTCGCCATGATATGCGATTAGTGCCGCAAGAAAGTCCTTGTTATTTACATAGTGTTCTGATCTTCTTCTTTTAGTCATTACCGTCGTTGTTATCATTAGAATACCTAATTTATTATGTAGATATTATAACATTTACAGTTGAAAATAACAACAACTTGACACTACCCTTCAAACTCCGTTATAATGTCTTTGTCAAAGATGATAAGAATTATATTAACTATTTTTATAGAGCTTTTCTAATAGCTCTTTAGCATCATTTACATTAGCAAGATATCCCATTTTCCTAGAGACAACAGTTTTGTTGCTTTTTATACTGTTTGTTTTTCTAACATAAGTTTGGTACATCATAATCATTTCAATATTTTTAGATTCGCTTACTGTAAGTACGTCATTCATATTGATAATAAACATATCTTCTGATGATGTTTTTAACCATGGTTCAATCTTGTATCCAGCAACTCCTGATCTTCCTTTAATCTCACAAATGATTATTGGATTTGTGACTAAAAGCATAATTGAACCATTTTCAGTATTGGGAGCAATCTTTGCAAAGATTTCTTCTCCTGTTTTCAACTTGACTGTTGCATAGAAATCGTCTTCGATCATTTCTTTAAATTAATAGTAATTATTTCGTAATTAAAATTCTCTTCATTGTAAATTTTTATTCTTTCAATAAAATGATTTAAAGTATAATTTTTTCTTGAGTTATAAGTACAATCATCAGCAATATCATATAGTATTGCTTTTGTTTTATTAGCACCTTTCCTTAAAACTCTACCAATGGATTGTAAATTTCTAACTCTAGATTTGCTTGGAGATGCAAATATTACATTATGAAGATTTTTTATATTAATACCCGTTGAGAAAACTCCATAAGATGCAACAATAACTGCATCACTTTCCCTTTCTGTAATTTCTCTAACTTGTTCTCTCTCTGCGGTTGCAACTCCACCATGAACAAAAAACACTTTTCTATTATTGTGTTTGCTATTATTTATTAGATTAAATAATGGCTCACCATGAGTTTCAATTCTCGAGAATAAAACTAATGTATTTCCCTTTAGATCTAATACAAGATTTTTAATAAAGTTATTTCTTTTTTCATGAGTAATTATAAATTGAGTTTCATCTTCAAATGTTTCAAACTTTTTAGGTGGATGTTTTAATACTAGGCAACGAATATCCAACTTTGAAAGATGACCTTTCTCCATTAGTTCTGCAGTTTTTGTAACTTTATATGATGGACCAAATAGTCCTTCCAAAACCCACTTATGCGTTTGAGATCCATCTAATGTTCCAGTAAATCCAAATCTATATTTTGCAGAATGAAGTTTTGACATAATCCCAATTAAAGATTTGCTCTTGAAAAGGTGAGCTTCATCTCCAATCACAACATCAAATTCTTCGAAGAACTTTCTTTCTAGTTTATAGATAGATTGCCAGGTAGTAATTACAACAGGAAAATTATTAGTTTTTTCTCTACCAGAATAAATACGGTGGCAATATGTCTCAGCATCCCAACCATAATCCTGAAAATCCTTATACATCTGCTCTACAAGAGATGTCGTTGGAACAACTAAAAGGATTTTTTTCTGTTTATCTACAAAATATCTTACTATTGAATAAATCATCAGAGATTTGCCTGAGGCAGTTGGTGATATCAATAGTTTTCGATTATATTTTAATGCATCGTATACTCCCTCTACTTGATAATCTCTCGGAGTATGGGAGCAAATAAATTTCATATAATCTTTTACGCCTTCATATGAAATATCTTCATTCACTTCATATGGAAGACCATAAAATTTATTTTCTTTAAATTCATAAGAATAATTATGAAGATTTAATTTGTCAATTACTTTTGGCAACAATCCAACATATATCTCTCCCGTATGTACTGACAGAAGGCGAATAAGTCCATCCCAGTGCTTACTTCTCATCTGGGGCATGAATTTTGCTCCTGGAACTTCAAACGTAAAATATTGTTGAAGTTCATACAAAACATGAGGTTCACATTCTAACTTAATGTAAACCTCATTCTTTTTATGGATTATTACATCACTCATAGTTAATAATAATAACTATGAATATTTATTACCCCAATCCAGACTGGAATCTCATATATTCAATTGAATTTTTAATTTGATATGTTCTATTATGAATCATTTTTAATATGTCTTCAATATATTTTAGCATTACATCATAATAATCTACCTTAAGACCAACCTGTGATAATTTATCATCAGCATCCAAATAATTCTGCATGTCACTTTTATCTCTTACTTTTTTGGGAAAGGGATTCTCAACATAGACTTCAGGATCTGCTCTTCCAGAATAATACTGATGCCTTTCGTGTTTTATTTTTCTTTTTTGCTGATCGGCTCTTTTTCTCAAAAGAAGGATATTATTATAAAGATCAAAATATTTTGCATGAAGTGCGGGTGTATTTAAAGACTCTGTATGTAAGTTGTCAATATCTATTTTTGAGTCTTTCTCCCACATTTTTTGGATCATTTCCAAATCAATACTCATAATGGATTGCCTTTCCTGTCAAGTATATTATACATCATATATTTAAAAGTTACATCTGCTGTGAAATATTCAATGTCATTTGCTGTTGCGTCAAACTGGAGAGTTGACAAATAAGATGGAAACATAGATCTAAATCTTACTTGAAAGTTTGTATTTTGATTACTATTCAGTACAAGTAAAGTTCCATCTGAATAAAGATTCATTTGAGATTTTGGTTGATCCTCAAAGTCTTTATTGTTATTTTGAAATTTATAAATTTCATTTAAACTTTCTGGAAATCCAATTCCTCTCATCCAATTTTGAATTTCCATGTAATTTGTCAAGTCCTCATCGACTAAAAACCGTAATGTAAAATCTTCAAATATTATCTTTTCTCCAGGAACAGGTATATCAGTTAGATATGTTGGTTGATTAGCAACTCCCAAATTCATAGATGGGATATTTGCAGAGTTTGAAAAGAATGCAACCTTAGATGCTCTATTTAAGGTAAATCTAAACCCTATAGGAGCAAGGAAATTTCTATTTGATATCTGCTTATTTACAAATGAAGTGAATTCTTCTGCCATCTTTTTCTAATTATTTAGATAAAAAAAGGGTGCCTTTCGGCACCCCCTGAAACCTTTGTGAAATGGATCACATGAGGTTCTTGATTTGTACTCTTCTGTAGTAACGGTTCTTGTTGACAGTGAGAGCACCCAGACCCTGATCTGAAGCATCGCCATGTGCAAATGGGTTTGCAACCAGACCATAACGGGTCTTGAAGCCAATCTTTGGCTGGAAGGTGTTTTCTCCAACTGCACGTACCATCTGGAGAGGTACATAAGGGCAGTAGAAGAGACCTGCGTCGTAAGGTGAAGAACCCTTGTAACCAGCAACGTAGTACTGAGTTGCAGCACTGTTTGCTGAATAAGGATCGATATAGACGCGGAACTTGCCCATCAGAACGCCAGCAAAAGTATTGCCAGTGTCATCAACGTTCAGGTTAGCGTTGAGTGCAGGGGTGTAATCTAGAACACCAGCCATGCTCAGTGCTGAAGCAACGTCAGCGGAGCAAAGGATGATGTTGCCCTTTCCTCTACGAGTTCTTTGTGCGATTGCGTTAGCATCACGCTCGATTTGGAACAGGAGACCCTTGAACTTCTCAACACTCCAACGTCCGTTTGAATCAACGTCAAGGTCAAAGATACCCTGAGTTGCAACGTTAGTAGCAGCGCCTTGCTCAGCAACCTTATAGATGGTTCTGATGACTTCGCGGTTGATTTCAGCAAGAATTTCGCTAGACAGAATGTTAGCGAGTTCTGCTTCAGCATTAAGACCATGAATTGCCTTCAGGTCTTGTGCAAGCTCAAGGCTGTACTCTGCTTTCAGAGCGCGTGACTTTGCTTCAACAAGAACTTTCTCGATTGAGAATGCCATCTCGTTGAACTGAGGACCACCATCAACGCCAAGATTCTCAGCGTCTCCAGTTCTCATACCCTGACCAACGTTATACAGGGCTTGGTCTTGGGTTGAAGTTGGGTTCAGAATACCTGGATTTGATCCAAGTTGACCGCTGGTAGTACCCATACCTACGTTAGGTGCAGTTGAACCTGCGGTATTACCAACACCAGTGAAGGAACCAGCGAATGAAGTATCTGCTTCGTTGAACAGTGCTTCAGTTCCGCTCTGGCTATTGTAGCGTGAACGCATTGCGAAGATGAGTCCAGTAGGACCGTTCATTGGTTGAACGCCTGCGAGGTCATAAGCGACCAGATTAGGCATTGAACGTCTGATCAGTGAGATCAGAACAGGATCGAAACCTGCAACAGGACCACCTGCAACAGCACCACCACCATATCCACCACCACCAGCAGCGCCGTTAGCAGCATTGGTTGGGGTTTCGGTGAGGAATCCTTGCTGAGCAAAGGATTGCTCTTCTCTTAGAAATCTTTCTTGGTTTTCGAGCAGGACAGCGGTTACGGCTCTTCTGTGTGAATCCTTGATTGGATCAAGACCTTCATAGTTCAGAAGGGGTGCCCACTTTTCCTGCAGATGCTCGGAATGGAACATTTGCTTTTACCTCTTTTAAAAAAGTGTGTTTTTGGGTTTGATTAATATTAAATTCAGTTTTTGGCAACAACTGAAAGAGCTTTCAGATAAGCATTCATTGAATCTGAGTGATACTCAGTTGCAACGTCTACTCCTTCAGAAAGAGTTTCAGATTTTGCTGATTGAGTTGTTGATTTTGAAGGGAAATATGATTCCTTCAAAGTCTCCAGTTTCTCACGATATTGTGACTCACTTTCAAACTCAACACTTTCGGCAAGTGAAGCGAGCTTTTCCTTCTGAGAAAGTGCTAGACCCTCAGAAATTTCATCAAAGATTCCATCAGCAACCGACTCGGAGAGACGCTTGTTGAGTGAAATGTTCTTCTCAATTTGCTCGTTGAGTTTTGTCTCCATATCATCAAGTTTTTCTACCATGCTCTCAAGCACATCATATTTATCTTCAGGGATTGATACATAATGATCTTCAAAAAGTCCTTTCAGACCAGTCATGAAGGACTCACTGAGTTCTTCCTTCAGACCGCTTTGAACGGAAAGTTGATTTTCTGAAATCCATTCGTCAGCAACGTATTCCAGATAAGCGTCAACACGCTCCTGGAGTTCTGACTTAATTGATTCTACAGTTTCAACTAATCTCTGCTCATAAGCAGACTCATATTCTTCTTCTAGAGTTTCGCGGATTTCAGCAACTTTTGATCTCAGAGCAGATTCAAAGATAGTTTTTGCTTTATCTTTGAATTCCTCTGAAAGATCTGCCTCATCTCCAGCATTGAGGAGAGCATTTACGTCATCTTCAATATCAAATGACTCTTCAATCTCTTCCTCTTCCTCTTCCTCTTCCTCTTCTTCCTCTACTTCTTCAATTTCTTCAGTAGATTCGGAATCATCTTCGAGTTCTTGCTCTTCATCAAGAAGATCTTCGTCATCAACTTCCTCTTCCTCTTTAACA